GTCGGATCGCTGGGATTGAAGTAGCACGGAAAGCTGATATCGCCGTCGTCGATCAGCGTCGGGATAAAAGTTCGGTGCGGCTTGCCGGTCGAGTGCGACGTGGTTTCCGTCTCGGCGCACGCCGTGTTGGGTCCGGTGATGTCGCCCACGCCCGCTATCGTGGTGAACGCATCGGGGCCGGTCGCGGATAAGACCTGCACTTCGGTGCCGAAGGCGGGAATGCCGCTGGTCGTGTCCGCGCCAACGCCGGGAGTGAGCGAGGGCGGAATCGCCTGCGGACCCGCGCTCGGTGGAGGTGGAGGCGGGGGCATCGCTGCGCCGCCAGCCGGGGGAAAAAATGATGTGCTCATAGATTTACTTCCGTAGTTGCTGCCGTTGGTGTTGCCGTGGGTTGTGGGTGGCCGCGAGCGTGCCGGTCACCCGGTAATAGATTTGGAAACTCGTCACGATGTGATGGATCTCGGTGTCGGGTTCCCATGCTGAACTCTGCGTGCGGTAGAGAATGGCGGCGAAGCGCACGCCCTCGTAGTCGCCCCGGTAGCCGTCGAGCTTCCCGCGGAGCGCGTCCGCGATGCCGAGCGCCAGCGATTGCGACTCATGAAAGATCGAGACTTGGTACTCGCGCATGATGAAATCTATCGGCCCGTCGTGCGAATGGATGGGCAAGGGGCCGACGTTGAGAAAGATCATGTACGGCGTCTGCGTCTGCGGCGCTGGCTTCTGCGGTGCGCGGATCAGAAACACACGAGTGCCGGTCAGATTGGTGGAGATGAGCAGATCGCGCAGCACGTCCTCGAAAATCGTCATCCGCCCGAACTCCCCGCGTGCCACGCGTCGTTCTTGGCTACCGCGTCGATGACCTTGTTCAGATCGCCCGCGATCATGTTGGTGAACAGCGGGCGCGTCGCGTTCATCGCTGGGCGGAAGTACGGATGCGCGTTGGTCTTGACCGTGCCCTTCTCGACCCACTGCGCGTAATAGACTCCCTTGGTGCCGACGATTGCGCCGATTTTCGACTTGATGGGCGCGGCGAAAAGCGAATCACGCAGCTTGCCGGTGACGACCGGGCAGAGGTCCTTAGCCTCATCGCGGATCACCATCGCGGGCTTCATGATCGCCTCTTTGAGCATGGCCGTCATGGCGTCCGCGCCCTCGCCGTTCATGGTCGCGGCAATGTCTTTCAGCGTATTGATTAGCTGAGGCACGCCCTCTATCTTTGCCGCCTTGCCGGATTTGACAGCGATAGTTCTCATGCGGTGATGGTGGCGGGCGGCGGCGGCGTTGCTGGCGGCGTCGCGGGCGCTATCTGATTGGGCACGAAGTAGGTCACGGTGACCGTCTCGCCGTCCGCGTTGGCGGCGTTCATCGTCATGCTGAGGCCGTTGGGTTGCTGGTAAGCGGAGCAACTGCACGATGGCAGATTGTTCGCCTGCATATAGGCCACCATCGCGTCGAAGATGGCCTGGACTTGCGGATCGATGCTGACTCCCGCGACTTGCCTCATGCGACCTCCTGAACGTTGAGAGACAGTTGCTCGTTGCGCTCCAGCACGTTCACGATGCCGCCGATTTTGAACGTGCGCCCGCGATACTGGATCTGCCATCGCGCGTCGATGTCGGTGCGGTAGCGGATGATGATGTTCGTCTCGCCCAGCGCGACCGTGCGGCCAGCCGAGATGACCTCGTGCCCGAAGTTCGGATTGAACTCGGCCCACACGTCGGTGATCCGCTTCCAGCCGGTAATCTCATCCTCGATTGGCTCGTTATAGACGGGCGCGAACAGCGTAACGCGCCGGTCCATGTTGCCCGCGTTGATGCCGGGATCGCGCCGTCGGAAAGGCATATCAGTAAATGCACGGATAATCGCGGTCGGCGGATAGCAGCGCCGCGTAGCCCAGCGGCATTACGTCGCCCATCATGGTGCTGCCGGTCGAGACAGCCTCGCGGTTGCGATACCAGTGCGCGATCAGGAGCCGCTGCGCGACCAGGATATGCTCGCCGATGCCGCCCGCCGCGTTCGGGTCGAGGATCTGGCGCAGGTAGTTTTCGGTGTAGGCGTGCGCCGCGATTTCGAGCACTTGCAAGAGGTCGTCTTCGCTCGTCTGGTCGGGTTCGATGCGGAGCCACAGCTTCACCTCGTCGAGCGAGAGCAGCGGCGGGCGTCCCGCGCTCGACGGCGTGACCGCGACAATAATCTGGTCGCACGTGCTACTCGTGTCCACTGCCGCGCCGGTCGGAATCGTCACCATATCGGTCACGAAGTTATCGCGGTCGCTGCGCCCCACGGCCTGCAACGAACCGGGCGGCACGTGCGCCGATACCTGCTCGTTGGGAATGTACTGCGGACCCGGATCGAGATTGTCAGCGGGCGAGATTCCGGTAGCCGTCGGGTCGATCCGCGCCGGTTGGTCGCCGCCGAGTGGGAAGCTCATTTGATTAGCATCGAGAGCGTCAGGAAACTGAGGCCCAGGCCCTGGAAGTTGATGCGCGGCGACATGACGTTAGCCGCCGAGAGCAGAAAACAGAACAGAGCCAGAATCAATAGCGCGATGGTGATGCCGCTCATTTCCTCTCCTTTGGTTCACGCGGCACGCGCAGCCGTAGCACGCCTTGCCGGATCAGTTTGCGTGCCTCGACGGGCGAGACATCGACCATCTCGCCCGCCTTCAGCTTGCGCCCGTCCGCGAGTTCGCGGTCCCTGAGCACCTGGAAGCGCATCAGCCCTTCTTGGTTGCGCCGCCATTGCCCGCCGTTGTAGCCGCGAGCGCGGGGAGTGCGCCGAAGTTGCCCCAGATGAAAGCAGCGGGCACCCAGAGCGCCAGCGCTACGCGCTCCTCACAGCGGATAGTTGCCAAATTGTTGACGAAATCGTCTTCGTTTTCAAAGCTGATTTCGACTACCGCCGCCTCGCGGTCGAATATCGCGCCGTTGCCGGGGAACGCGCCCACGAGGAAATCGAGAGACACCATGTTGAACGACACCATCACCGGCAGTCCCCAGAGCGTGCGGTTCGCCATCGCCATCGGGCCTTCCAGGATGTAGCTGCCGTACGTGGTCTTCGCCAGATTCATGCCCGCCCAGTCGGTCGGGTTGAGCACGATGGCGGTCGGCACGTAGCCGTTATTGGCGCACTGCGTCATTGCCGCCAGCACCGCGTCGATCTGCGTCGTAACCGCCGTGGCGATAGCGGGCGGCGCGACGTATGCCGTGGCTTGGTTCTTGATGCCGTTGAGATGGCCCGCCGAATTGTCGCCGTAGAGAATTTCCTTGTCCTCTTTGTAGAGCACCTGATAGACGAGCCGCTGGTCGATGCTGGTCTGCACGAACGGCACGTCGTTAAGCATCTGCCGCGACACCTTCACGAAGTGCGCGATAGTGCGCACGGGCGCGGTCTTGTCGGTGTAGGCGACGCCGCTCTGCGCCTTGCGCGTGCCTTCGGTCGCCTGATAATCGACGTTGTTCGTCCACACCTCGGTGACGTACTCGACCGCGTTGGTGCCGGTGAGCGGCACTACGTCGAGCAGGTCGCGCATGACCATCGGGAACATGGGCGGCTGCACCCACGCCACGCGGCGCGGAAAGATGTACAGCCCGCTCGTGCCTTCGGTGATCGCTGGCGGCGCTACCAACGGTGTCGGCGTTCCGCCGCTGCCCGGTGCCTGAATCACGCCACCGGGCGCGACGGGCGCAGGCCCGCCCAATATCGAGCCTTTGATGCGGATGGGCGACTTCATCGAAGCGCCGATCTTGTAGCGCCCGCTGAACGTGCATGCTTTGTACTGCTCGCTATCGGTGAACTGCTGCCCGATGGTCATGTACTGCCGGTAATAGGCTTCGTCCTCGGGTGCCGCTCCAGGCGGGCGCGAGGTGCGCTGTTTGATCGACCGTAGGTCGGCATCGACCTTGGCGGCGAGCGCCGCGATGTCGGCCTCGATCTTTTGTTTAGCTTCGATGAGCGCCGAGTCTACGACGCCCTTCGCGGTCTGTTTGGCTATCTCGGTGGCGTTAGTTTTCGCTTCCTCGATCAGCCGCTTGAATTCGGCGAGCAGTTGCGTGTCCGTCAGGGGCGTAGGTTCCGCCATATTTCCTCCCTGAGATTGAGCGTGGGCCGCACTTCCCGAACGTCACGCGCGGGTGCTGGTCGGCTACCATCCGCGTCAGCGGACGGCATCGAGCGGGCGAGCAGCGCGACGATGCGCTTGGCGTCGCTCGACGAGAATCCGCCTGCATCGCGCAGGCGCTTCTCCATGTTGCGGAGCGTCTTCACGTCATCGACGTACGCCCGCTGATTCGCCGGGAACGGCGTGATGGATGTTTCCCAGAGTTCGATGGTCTTGAGCACGCGCGTGGTGCCGTCCTCCTCGAAGTCGGTGGCGACGAAGCCGATGCTCATGCCGACGCGGAAGTCCACCTCTTGCGCGGCAAGCAATAGCTGGTACACGTCGCTGCCGTTGGAAGTGTTGAGCGCCAGCGCTCCGTTGAGCATCAGCCCCTTGTGGTCTTCGGCGAGCGCGGTAGAAAAGCCGATCCAGTTATCGGAATCGTGATTGAGGAAAATCGGGATCTTGCCCTTCTGGTCCGCGATGGACTGCGCGAACGCACCGGGCGCGATGCGGTCGCCCTCCAGGTCTTTCGCCCACGTGGACGCGTAGCCCGAGAACATGCCCATCATCGGCATGGCTCCCATCTGCGGGAACTTCGGGTCGGTCGGGTCGGTCGCGGCGGGCGTCTGCTTGCGGTCGAGCCGCAGCCCTTCGAGCGCGAACGATTTCCAGATGTGCTCGGTACTCACGCTTATGCTCCTTTCGGTTGGGTGGGCGTCGGTGCCGGTGCCGCCGTGGTCGGCTCGTGCAGCGCGGCGCCGGCGTCGGCGGCTGGGATCATGTTGAGCGGCGTCAGATACACGTCGCCGTCGGGTCCGATCTCGGGCAGGTTCTCCATGCGGCGCACGTCGTTCGACGAGAGCCAGCCCCATTGCCGCCCGGTCGCGTACGCCAGATAGCGGCTGCGGATGTCAGAGCGCTCGAAGCCGTTGAGGTCGAAGCGGAACACGTACGGGTCTTCGAGCAGCGCGGTCGTGAGCGAGCTTTCGAGCGCTCGCACGTAGGGCGAGATGGTGTAGCGCAGAAACTCGATGCTCTGCTGCTCGACGCTCGCGTACGTGGGCTGCTGCGCCGCCGCGATCAGATGCGGCGCGACGCCGAAGATTCGCGCGATCTGCTCCACGGAAAACTTCTGCGTATCGATGTACTGCATCGTCTCGGGCGGAATCGAGATGGGCGAGTACTTCGCGCCGTTCTCCAGGATGGCGACGCGCCCAGCGTTTCCCGGCCCGCCGTGAATCTCGTTCCACGACGCGCGGATCTTATCGACCTGCGTCTTCACCAGCGTGTTCGGGTATTCGAGCACGCCGGTCGGCCGACCGCCGTTCAGATAGAGATTGAGCGAGTACTCCATCGTGGCTTCGTTGAAGCCGATCTGCATCTGGTGGAACTGGAGCACCGATAGGCCGATGAATCCATCGAGCGTGAAGAGGCGGAACGGAATCATGTCCCTGCCCGGTTCGTAGTAGTGCGCCATGCCGCGCAGGTCGAAGTACGTGTAGCTGATTTGGTTCGTCTGCTGGAAGACGATGCGCATGCGCGACGGCAGCAGCGGCCAGAGGCCGATGATTTCGCCCTCGATGCGGTCGAGATAGGTAAACGCGTTGCCCCAGAGCAGCAGATGAATCAGCGTCGGTTGCAGCCATTGCTCGACCGTCATCTGCGGGTTCGGCTGCTTGGTGAGCATCGAGAACATCGGATGGTCGGTCGCGAGCACGGTGCCGGTCGGAGTCTTGCGGTAGACGCCCACGGGCAAGGTCGCAATCGCCTTCGAGATGAGCGAGCAGCACGCCCATACCGCGCTCGATCTGAGCGCGACGCCCGCGTTAGCTTCTGGCGTGAGTCCCGGCCAGAGCGGGCCGATAGGCACGAGCGACGGCGCGTCCGCGTTCACCGGCCCTTGCGACGAGATGCTCTTGAACTCCAGCCAGTCCCACGCCGCTTTCGCCGCGCGGATCAGATCGACCATAGTCCCCGCTCCTCGGCGTCGGGCGCGTGCAGACCCAGCTTGATACCCCGGTGCAAGCACATGAGCATCGCGGTCACGCCGTCGATCTTTTTCGAGTCGTCCTCTTTGGTGGGCTTGAGCAGATCGCCCTGGCGCAGCGCGACCGTGTTGCTCATCATCCACGAGAGCACCGGGTCGCAGGCGTGGCGGATGCGCGACGAGCGCACCAGCGCTTCACACTCGACCATCGCGGGCGACATGTTGGGCGCGGTCTGCTTGACCTCGACCGGCTTCGGCATCCCGGCGCGTTCCATGAGCGCGACTAGTGCGCCCGAGTGCCACGGGTCGAGCGCGACTTCGCGCACCTCGAAGCGGCTGTAGAACTCGCCCAACTGATCGACCAGCACCATGTAGTCGATAATTGCGCCCGCGATCACGGCGAGATGCCCGCCGTTCTCCCAGCCCTGGAAGTGCGCGTTCTCGGTGCGGATCACGGTTTCCTGCGGAAGCCAGTAGCGTCCGAAGATGGCCCACCAGTCGCGACCGCTCGCGGGCGGGAACGCCAGCATCATCGCGGCCACGTCGCTCTTTAGCGCGAGGTCGATGCCGATCAGAACCTGCTGCCCGTTGAAGTCGTCGAGGTCGAGCTTCGTATCGCCGCAGCGGTCCCACGCGCCAGCCGGTAGCCACGCGCTGGTCGCGTTGACCCAGATATCGTGGTGCTTGCAGAGATACGCGTTCAACTCCGTGGGCATCTTCTGGGCGCGGGCGGCGTCCAGGCGCATCGATTGCACGTACTTGCTGACGCCCAGATTCGGATTCGACTTGTACCAAGCGTCCTCGATGAACGGATCGTCTTCATCGTCGAGCGTGTAAATGATGCCGAAGTACGCATCGTCCGCGACGTGCCCGTTGAGAATGTCGATGGTATGCCGCCGCTGGTCGTAGCAGACGCCCGCGCGGTCGAGTCCCGCCGTGGTGATAGCCCAGATGAGCGACTGCGAGCGCGAGCCGGTCGCGGTCTGGAGCACATCCCACAGATGCCGGGTGCCGTGGGCGTGCAGTTCATCGACCAGCGCGGCGTGAAGGTTCAGCCCGTCGAGATTGGAGTACTCCGCGCTCAACGCCTCGAACTTGCTCGCGCTATTCTGCTGCACGATGACGTGCGCCAGCACCTCGACGCCGAACCGCGCCAGGAATCCCGGCTCGCGCCGCGCCATCATCTGCGCGTCGGTGAATACCAGCTTCGCCTGATGCAGCGCGGTCGCGGCGCTCACCACGTGCGCTCCGGCCTCGCCGTCGCACGCCACCAGATAGTTGCCGAGAGCGCTGGTGATGGTGCTCTTGGCGTTCTTGCGCGGCACTTCGATGTACACGATGCGGTAGCGCCGCGTCTCTGTCTCGCTGCGCTGCCAGCCGAAGACGGTGGTAATGATGAAGCACTGCCAGCCGACGAGCGCGAGCTTCTGCCGCGCCCGCGCCCAGTCGCCGTGGATGTGCGGGAAGCGGCTGATTACATCGCACACGCGGCTGGCGGCTTCGATGTCGAAGTAGAATTCGTGGTCCTTGCCCGCGTAAGCATCGATATCGCGAAGCTGCCGCTCGCAGGCCAGTTGCACCCAGCGGCAGGCGAGCGTCTTGCCCTCGACGACCGACTGCGCGTACTCCAGCGCAAGCCCGACATACGGATGTGTGCGGGCCAGCGTCGGCATAGGCGGCTACCCGGTGGCGATGTCCTCCCAATCGCTGAACCCGGCTGGCGACACGTCGCCAAGCATGATGCGCGTGCGCGACGCGGGCGAGAAGCCGAGATGATCGACGGCGCGGAGCATAATCAGCGCTTGCTTATTCACGATGGGCAGATAGGGCGATTGGATGGGAAGGCCGGTGTTCGGTGCCTTGACCAGCACACCCAGTTTGCGGACCTCCGCGACCGCCCTGCGATGCAGCACGTGGGCGGCGCACCACGTTTCCAGGACCGAGGCGTCCAGCTTCTTCAGCAGACCGGGCGGCGCGTGTTCGATGGCGTAGTTCCAGACCTCGCGCAGTTCCTCGTCGAAATGCGGCGGCGATTCTTTCAAGTCGCCGACGGGTTTCGGTTCGCGCGGGCTGATTTTCTTTTTACTGCGCGAGTTCCGAATCAGCTTCAGGTGCGACGGCATGGGCGGGCGTCCAACTGCCATAAATCAAATCCTCGAATGCGTGCCGTGGATGGCGGCGAAGAATTCCTGGCGCAGCGCGATGTTCTCGCGGAACGCGCCGTGCATGGATGACGTGATAAACGTGGCCCGCGCCTTGCGTACGCCCCGGCAGGACACGCAACCGTGGCTGGCTTCAATCACGCAGGCAGTGCCGCGCTGGGAGACGTACTCGGTCATGGCCCCGGCGATATCGGCACAGAGACGCTCCTGAAGCTGTAGCCGCTTGGCGAACCGATCCACCAACCTCGCCAGCTTGGAGATGCCGACCACGTAGCCTTCGGGCAGGTAGCCGATATGCGCCTGTCCCATGAACGGCATCAGATGGTGCTCGCACATGGAGACGAACTCGATGTCCTTCAAGATAATCAGGTCGTCGGACGGCGAGGGAAAGCGCGTACCCAGCAACACGTCTAGCGGCTCCTCGCTCTCAGAGGTCACCATTTCGTACCACGCCCGCAGGACGCGCAGCGGCGTTTCCTCGCGCACGGCGGGCGAGCACGGCACTGATTGCAGCATGGCGCGGATGCCCTGCTCTGCCGCCTCATCGAGATCGACGGTCCTCACCGGATCTTCCACGACTTGTGTTGCTGGACGCTCAGTCTCCATTGCGGATTCTCCTTGACCAGTTGAATGCACCATCGCAGGGTTTCGAGCGGCACCTGATCGGCCTCAAATGCGGGCGAGATGATCTGGTATTCCGCCTTGCACGCGGGTCGCGGGATGGCCTGCCCATAGGCGCGTACGTACTTCACCTCGCTGGCGCAGAGTTGGCGAACGGCATGCTCCGCGACCTTGGGCGAGACGGTCAGCCAGTCCACGTGATGCTCAATGGCGACGCTGCCGTTCGTCTCCATCGCGACGTAATAGCCCTCGGCCTTGAGCGCCGCCGCCAGCCCTGCGTCGTATTGCAGACCCGGCTCGCCGCCCGTCAGCACGACCGCCTTGCACAGCCCCACGCACACGCCTTCGATATCGGCCATGAGTTCGTCGAGTTGCATGCTCCTGCCGCTCATAAACTCGGTATCGCAGTCGAAGCCGCCCGGTGATTTCTCGCCCGCCTCCTTGCGGCACTCCAGGTTGCAGCCCGCGAAGCGCACGAACACGTTCGGCGTGCCCGCTCTCGCGCCCTCGCCTTGCAAGCTATAGAACACCTCGTTAATCCGATACATCGGCGTAGCAATTCTCGGTTTCGTGAACCCGCACGCGCTCGACAGCCACGCGCTTTTCCGCCAGCAGATCGCCCGCCACCTTGAACAGCATAAGAGCAATGTTCTCGGCGGTCGGGTTGCCGTCCATCTGGTAGACCGGCCAGCCGTTCACGTCCAGCGCGTCTAACAACTCCTGGTCGTCGCGGTTGACCAGGAATGCATGATCGAGATTGGCTTCGATCCACTCGCCCACCAACTCTTTCACCACGCCGAAATCGACCACGCATCCTAGCGCGTCGAGCTTCCCGCTCACCGTGATCTCGACGGCGTAGTTGTGGCCGTGCGGGTTCTGGCACTTGCCTTCGTGCCCAAGCACGCGGTGCCCAGCGGCGAACGTCAGGCGGCGGGTACAGGTCGGCATAGATACTCGGTCGGATCGCTGATCCCGGCAAGGTCGAAGGCTTCGCGGCGCTCCACGCACGTGCCGCACTCGCCGCAGTGCTTCGCCTTGCCCTGATAGCAGGAGTAAGTCAGATGGAACGGGACGGCCAGCGCCGCGCCCACCGAAGCGATTTGCGCCTTGGTCATTTCGAGGAACGGCGTCACAATCTGCACCGGCAGGTAATCGCAAAGCCGCGCGGCCTCGCGCATGGCATCCACGAAGCGCGGGCGGCAGTCGGGATAAATGGCGTGATCGCCCTGATGACACGCGTAAGCCACGATGCGGCTATCAGCGGCAATGGCGCGGCTGATGGCTAGCGCGAGCATGACCATGTTGCGGTTTGGAACCACCGTCACGCGCATGCTCTCGTCGGCGTAGTGACCTAGCGGAACGGCAATCTCCGCGTTGGTCTGGGAGGACGTGGGCGCAAGTTCGTGCAAGGCGACTTTCAAAATCCGCTGCGCGATTCCGTAGTGGGCGGCAACGGCGCGGGCGGCGTCGAGTTCCAGCGCGTGGCGCTGGCCATAATCGAAGCTGAGAGCTTCCACGTCGAAGCCGCCCGCCAATAAATCCGCGACCATGACCGCCGAGTCCATGCCGCCCGAGAGCAGCGCCACCGCCTTCATGCCGTCTCCAGTTCCGCCATTTCCTTGGCCCACCGCACCCGCGCCTTGGTTTCGAGTTCCAGGTAGAACTTGACCTCGCCGCGAAGGTTCTGGCTGCTGCCGCGCACGCTTAACTTGCCGAACTGCTTCCAGTGCCCGAAGCGGCAAGCACCGATTTCCCAGTTGGTCGCGTCGATGCTATGGAAGGGCACCGCCAGCGCGTGCGCCGGATCTCCGAAGCCGAAGCCGTGGACCTTCTTCGGCCATACCGCCGCCAGACACCGGCTGGCAAACGCGCGTTTCTTTTCTCCGCGCCAGCGGGCGACGCCGCCCAGCGCAATCTTCGGGTAATCGCGGGCAAGGCCGAGCAGCACATCCCACGGCTCGCCCGCGTGGTAGCACGGAATGGCCTTCACGCCCGCCTTCCACATCAGTTCGGTATTGCGCATCGAAGCCCGCCAGTCTCCGATCACGTCGAGCGCGTATATCTCGACCAGCGTGGGATCGGTGGCGGTGAGTTCGCGGCAATGCCGGATGTAGTCGCCCAGCACGATCTTGGTGCCGCTGGCGAACGCGCTGTATGCGCCCGAGTCCATTGCCCAGTTGCGATATCGGTAGCGTTTCCGGTGGCGAAGAAAGCCCTCCAGGTAGACCAGCGAGACAAGCAGCGCGGGCGTTTTCGCCGGGTCGGAGAGCGCCCGCCCGACGGCGAACTCGGGGCGTGACAGACCTTCGTTGAATGCCAATCTGACCGTGGGAGCGGCGATGTCGAGTGAACCGTTGCGGCACGCGGCACCGTCGGCCAGCGCGAGGCGCACCGTGGGAGCGAGGCTGCGGCCTATCGCGCCATTGGGCGAAAGGATGCCGCCTTCCGGTATTGCCAGCCGCACCGTGGGAGCGGCGCTACTCATTGCATGTCCGCTCCGCGATCATTTCGAGCGCCTTGCCCTCGCTCATCTTGGGTTGCCCGGTGCGCTCGCGTTCCTTCTCCACCGCTCGCCGGATGACTTCGTACTGTTCGCTGGTAACGGTGATCGCGTGCGCGTCGGTGGCTCCGTGCGGCGAGTCATCCGCCTTGCCGCCGTCATCGGTCGCGGCAGTGCGCCAGTCGGCCTCAAGCAGCGGCTCGAACTCGTGCGCCTCGAAGCCGGTGAGCGCGAGGTCCACGCCCATGTCGCGGATGTCCTTCAGTTCCGCCGCGACCATCTCCCAGTTCCAGCCGCCGCGTTCGGTGAGCTTGTTATCCGCCAGGATGTACGCCCGCTTCTGGGCTTCGGTCCAGCCCGCCGCCACGATGACCGGCGCGTCGGTGTAACCCAGTTCGGCACCCACCTGGATACGCGCGTGCCCCGCCAGGACGCCGCCGTCCTCGTCGATTAACACCGGGATGGTCCAGCCGAACTCGACCATCGAAGCCCGCAGGTCGAGCAATTGCTGCTCGTCATGCAACCGCGCGTTGCGTTCGTAGGGTTTCAGTGTGGCAATTTCCCGGCGCTCGATGGGAGCGAACGCGGGACCATGCGTCTTGGCGGTATCCGTCGCCCCGGCACCTTCCGATGCAACCAAGCGCTCCGTAGCGCGATTGCGACCCGTTTTAAGCGAGGCGGGCATCAGGGCAGCCCCCCCGAATTTCGTTGAACGTGCGCGAAAATTTGG